TCTAGGTTCAGATACTTTAGGATCTAGAAATGTTGCTATAGGTAATGGTGCACTGACAACACAAAATTTTACAACAGCTACAAATTCTTACAATACTGCTGTAGGTTACGATGCAGGTAATGATATCACAACAGGCATTCAAAACACTCTTATCGGTGCACTAGCAGGTGATGCACTCACAGATGCCGATTATAATGTAGCATTAGGATTATCGGCATTAACTGCAGATACTTTAGGTAGTAGGAGTACAGCAATAGGGTATGGCACATTAGCTACACAAAACTTTACTACAGCTACAGATGTATATAATGTAGCAGTTGGGCATCATGCAGGTGCGTCAGTTACAACAGGCACAAGAAATACCCTAATAGGTGGATTATCAGGAGATGCTTTAACAACAGGTGACCGTAATGTAGCTATGGGATATGCTTCTTTATCTAGTGATGACGTAGGTAGAAAATCAGTTGCAATAGGTTATCAAGCATTACAAAATCAAAATTATTCTACTACTACGGAGTCTTTTAATACAGCGGTAGGATATGATGCAGGTCAAGCAGTTACTACAGGTACACAAAATACCTTTATTGGTGGTTTAGCAGGAGATGTTGTTACAACAGGCTCTGAAAATACTGCTTTAGGTCAAGCTGCTTTAGGTTCTGATACTTTAGGCAATAAAACTGTCGCAGTTGGCAATGGTGCTTTAGCAGGTCAAAATTTTACCACTGCTACAGATAGTCACAATACTGCTGTTGGTTATACAGCAGGATTATCACTAACAACAGCACTTAATTGTACTTTTATGGGTAGTGGTGCAGGAGATGCTGTAACTACTGGAAATTTAAATACCTTTGTTGGTGCTTTTGCAGGGTCAGCTACAGACGATGGTTCTAGTAACACAGCAGTAGGTGCATATGCTCTTGATGCAGGTAACTGTGGAGATAATAATACTGCGATTGGTGCAGGTTCTTTAGGAAGTTCATCTTATACAGGTGAAAATAATACTGTTATTGGTAAAGATGCGGGTAATTCACTAACAACAGGCCCTAAAAATGTCATAGTAGGTTCTTTAGCAGGAGATGCAGTTACCACAGGAGAAATGAATGTTGTTATGGGGCATGAAGCTCTATCTGCTGACACACAAGGCGATAAAACAGTTGCAATAGGAACCTCAGCACTTAAAGCGCAAAACTTTTCTACTGATACAATTAGTTATAATACTGCTGTTGGTACATTTGCAGGTACAAAAATTACAACAGGAATTAATAACACACTTATTGGTTTTAATGCAGGAGCAGAAACATTAGATAGTAGTGATAATACTGCTGTTGGAAGACTAGCTTTGGGTTCAGCGGATAGTGGTGGTACAAATACTGCTGTTGGTGTTCAAGCTCTTACAGCTTGTACTGGATATGATAACACTGCGATTGGTTTTTTAACAGCAAGAGCAATAACTTCTGGTCATAACAATATAGCCATAGGTCATGATGCAGGTCTTACTGGAAGTCCAGGAGGTAATGTCACAACTGGTTCAAACGAAATATATATGGGTGATGAAAACATTACCACTTTTAATGCTCAAGTAGATATAACGGCAGCTTCTGATGAACGAGATAAGACAGATTTTACTGCATTAGACTTAGGTTTAGACTTTGTAAAAGCTATGAAACCGTACACCTTTAAGTGGGATAAACGTTCTAAATATGGAGATAAGACAGCAGATGATTATGATTTAGATGCCATAACTTCTGATGGAACTCATAAAGAAGATTGGTTAGATTTAGGTTTTAAAGCACAAGATGTTAAAGCATTAGAAGAAGCTTCTAATTATAAAATTGCAGATAAAACAAATTTAACTGTAAGTGTAAGTGGCGATGGTAAACAGTACGGAATGAGGTACGCTAAATTAGTACCAATTTTAGTCAAAGCTATTCAAGAACAGAACGCACTAATAGAAGCACTCACTTCAAGAGTAGCAACCCTAGAAGGATAAGCATGGACTTAATACAAAGAAACTTTCCTAACATAGGGGTTATCGAGGGGCAACTTCCAGAAGACGTTGTGGACAACATATGGAAAGTTGTAAACGAGGCAAGAGAACAACCAGAGGACATGAAGCCTGAACTCGCAGGTAACATTAGTAAGTCTATCAGGTTAGACAGTAACTCACCTTTGCTCAAAGAGTTTGTTGATGAGTTACTACCTTCGTTTATACAAAACCACATTGAAGCTTATGGACCACCTTGGCGTGAAACTATGCGTGAGGGTGAGGGTTGGAACTTAGAAAGCCTATGGGTAAACTTCCAAAGGCAACATGAGTTTAATCCACCGCATGACCACAGTGGCGTGTATAGTTTTGTAATATGGATGCAGATACCTACATCCTATGCCGAGCAAAAGAAACTTCCTATTTGTGCTAACTCAAATGCAGATAACCACATATCTAACTTTGCATTTAGCTACACGAATACGTTGGGCAGAGTATCAACTTTTGCCTATAACATGGAAAAAGAAGCAGAGGGTTACATGGTTATGTTTCCATCGACTATGCTTCATCAAGTGTTTCCTTTTTATAATAATGATGGGGAACGTATATCAATTTCAGGCAATATCAACATTGCAAAACTAGAAGGGTAAGTATAATGGCAAGAGATGCAGATCAAATAGCACAAGACCATGCTGCAATGCTTGGTAGTGTGTCAGTAATTAATAGTATTATCGCTACCCACGCTAAAGGCAGTGATGCAAGTGATGGTAGCAAAGAAGATTCTGACGGTAACACAATACCTGCTGATTTCGGACATGATATGACGCATGACGAAAAGAAAGAGCGTGTAGCTCGTAGCAACGGTTACCTAGTTCATATGAAAGCACTAGGTGATTGGGGAAGTGAAAGTTTTACAGAAATAGATAAAGCTATAAGTGCAGCTAATTCTTTTACTGGAAGCTAATTTAACTATTGTAAATGAAAGGAAAATAGCAATGGTAAAAAATAAAAAAACACCTATGACTATAAATAAAAAAGAATACTTTCTTGAAGATTTAACTGATGAACAAAAAGTATTGTTTAATCACGTAGCAGACTTAGATCGTAAGCTATCTAGTGCTAGATTTAACGTAGACCAACTCAGTGTTGGACGTGAAGCTTTTGCTAGTATGCTTGCACAATCTGTAGAAGCAAAGATTGTAGACGAAGATAAAGCTGCATAACTTTATAGGTTACAAATGGAAAACATGAAACTTCCCATAGCTCTAGTTATGGCAATGGCTGTACAGCTTGCAGGTGGTGTTTGGTGGGTATCCCAACAAGCAGCTACTATATCATCACTAGAAGAAAATGTAGCACAGTTTGCTAGTCGTATGGCTGTAGAAGATACAGTAAATCTTAAACGTGATGTACAAGAAAGTAAGTCTGACATACTAGAACTGTGGGAAGACAGTGATGAAATATGGGAAGAAATGGGTGCTATGGTTGCAACATTTAGTTCTGTTAATCAACTCAAACAAAGAATAGCTTTACTTGAAACAGAGTTAAAGTACATGAACCGTGAACATAATAGAATGATATTAAATGACGATGGTATGTAGTAATGGACCCCATCACGATCCTCTCAGGAATAAAGTTAGGTCTAAGCACAGGGCGTAGCGTAGCTGCACTATCTAAAGACATAGGTAAATTTTTTGATGCAACAGATCAAGCCAAAAAACAATTACAGAAAAAAGGTATTTCTAGTAAAAGTGTTAATGCCACTGCACTAGACCGTTGGGCAAAGGTACGTCAAGCAGCCGAAGCTGAATCTGAGTTACAAGAGTGGATTACTCAATCATATGGCAGAAGTAAGTGGTTAGAACTTTTAAAAATACGCAAAGAAGTTCTTCAAGAAAAACGTGAGGCAGAAGCTCAAGCAAGACGTGAGGCTATAGAAAGACAAGAGTTAGCAGTAACCCTAGCAGGTATTTTCTTTCTTATTACAGCCTCTGCTATTGGCTCTACAGCATATCTTCATCATATGGGCTGGCTAAACATATGGGATTATTGGCCTTGGTAATTTATAAATATAAATAGGTAATTATAATGGATAGAACTCAAACACAAACTTATCTAAATAAATTTTGGAACTATAATGGTTCTAACCAATCGGATGAGATACAAGCTTTTCTTGCATCTAATCCAGGTGCAGCTTCTGGTGTTGGGAAAATATCTAATGCATTAAATAAAATGACTCGTGGTAAACCTACAGCTAAATTAAACAAAGGTGGTTATATAAGAGGATATCAACCAGGTGGTTCAGTAAAAAAACCTACTCCCCCTAAAGAACCTACTGTCGTACAAGAGCCACAACCTATAGGACAAAAACCTCCTCAATATGGTTGGGGTTATAATAGAACTGATGGTAGAACATTTGAATACGGTACAGCTTATCAAGTAGGTAAAGGTGATGCTAATACAGATAATCCAGTTACAAAAAGATACCCATTAGGAAATAAAGATGCTATTGCTAATGATGTTAAAAACTGGTTGGCTACAAACAATAAACCCTACGAAGAATGGAAATCAAAAAATCAACAGTATGAGCAAGATAAAGCAAAATATGATCAGTATTTAAAAGATAAAACTAAATATGATCAAGATTTAGTCCAGTATCAACAAGATGTAAATGACTACAATCAGGCAGTAACATTACAAACAGCAGAAAATATAGGTCAAACACAAGGTGCAGCTAGTGATTTAGCTATGAGAGCTTACACAGATCCAGCTTCATTAGTTCAACAACCAGACTTAGCAAAACTTGATCCTAGTGCTGAAGGTACAATTATTGGTTCTGGTGTAGGTCAAATACCAGATTTTACTCTTAATCCTATGGGTTTATCAGTAGGAACTCAACCAGGATATACTGCAACTAAAGCTACAGCAGCAGAGATAGATGCACCAGATCAATTAAAAGCTCAAACTATAGAAGCACAAGGTTCTCAACAAGGAATACAATCTGCCCTACAAGGATTTACAGGAGCACAAGGGCAAATATCTGCACAAAGTCTTGTTAATGCAGCAACTACAGATCCTTCACAAACAGCAGTAGGTAATTTACAGGCTGCTCAAGGCACTGCAACTATGATGCAAAACCCTGTACAAAGGCAGATACAACAGGGAGAAATTGTTTCTGGTGTAGCAGATGCATCAAAAGCTTTAGAATTTATAGGTCAAACACAAGCTGCACAAGCTAGTCCATCTCAACAAGCTATGGTGCAGGAACAGTTATCTGAACTAATGCTAGATTTTCAAGGTGGTAATACACCTGCATGGGCTGCTGGTGCCATAAGAGGAGCCGTAGGTAAAATGGCTCAAAGAGGTTTAGGTGCTTCTAGTATTGCAGGACAGGCTATAGTGCAAGCCGCTATGGAATCTGCACTACCTATTGCACAAGCAGATGCACAAACAATAGCACAATTTGAAATGCAGAACTTGTCAAACCGTCAACAAACTGCTATACTAGCAGCACAACAACGTGCTCAGTTTATAGGGCAAGAGTTTGATCAAGCATTTCAAGCAAGAGTTCAAAATGCTGCTCGTATTTCTGACATAGCAAATATGAATTTTAGTGCAGAACAACAAGTAGCATTAGAAAACAGTCGTGCAGCAAACTCTATGAATATGGCTAACCTAAGTAATAAGCAAGCTATAGTTATGGCAGAAGCTGCTGCTATATCACAATTAGAAATGGCTAACTTGTCGAATGAGCAACAGGCTGCTGTACAAAATGCACAAGCATTTTTAAACATGGATATGGCTAACCTAAACAATAGACAACAAGCTAACATGTTTAAAACACAGTCTATTGTACAATCTATATTTACTGATCAAGCAGCAGAGAATGCAGCTAGACAATTTAATGCTACTAGTCAAATGCAAACAGATCAGTTTATGGAAAATATGAAACAACAAGCAAGCATATTTAATGCTAATTCTTTAAATGCTACAGAGCAATTTAATGCAGGTCAAGAAAATGCATCTAAACAATATAACGAAGGACTGAGAGAGCAGAGAAAACAATTTAATGCTACTAACAGATTAGTTATTGCACAAGCAAATGCTCAGTGGAGACAGAATGTTGCTACTTTAAATACTGCAGAAGAGAACGAAAATAACAGACAATTTGCCAAAGATGTAAATGGACTGACAGAAAAATCTTTAGATGAAGTTTGGCAAAGAGAAAGAGACTTAATGGATATGGCTTTTAGAGGTGAAGAAGGTAGGATGGATAGAATTTTAAGTTTGTTGTTAGCAGATAAAGATCTCCAATCAGCAAGAGAAACAATAGAATATGCAGATAACAAAGCTAAAACACAAACTCTTTTAAGATTGTTTTGGCCTTTTGGAGACTAAAGAAAGAAAGAATAAATTATGATGGAATCAAGAGTAGGTAGCTTTTCTTCTAGGATAAAAGATACAAAATCTAAAGTACAAAAAAGTTCTGGTAGTATCATGTCTAGAGCATCTAAAACTCAAGACATGTTAGATGAACTTGATCAACCTGTTAGTTATTTTACTGATAAAATTTCTGAGTTTGATTTTGGTGATATCTCTTTAAAGAAAATATTAAAAGAAGGAGAATCATTAAGACCTAAAACTAGGGCAGAAGGTGTTGGTGCAGCAGAAATAAATAAATCTTCTACTTGGAAAGAGATGGCAGAAAAAAGTTTAATTAAGTTTGAAGGATTTAAAGGTGAAGCATATTGGGATGTAGATCATTACAGAGTAGGTTACGGTACTGACACTTTATATGATGAAAGTGGTAAGCCTATTGAGGTCACTCAGAATACTGTCGTAAGTAAGGAACAAGCTCTTAAATCACTTAGAAAAAGAATAACAGAAGATTTTGTACCTATTATTAAGAACAGTCTTGGTGACTCTTGGGATGGTTTATCTGATCATGCTAAAGCAGCAACAGTATCTATTACTTATAACTACGGTAGAGTTCCTGAAAGAATAAGAGGTGCGTTAAAGTCTGGAGATAATAATGCAATAGCAAATGCTATTTTAGAATTAGCTGATGATAATGATGGTGTAAATAAAAACCGTAGAATTATGGAAGCAGAACTAGTTAAGTTATCTCAAGCACAAAAGAAAAATAAGTCACTAGTTGAGAGAAGGAAAGACAGATGAGAGAAGAAGCTTTCGACTTTACAGCACCAATTCCTGGGCAGTCTTTAACTAGAGAGCCAGGAAATGCACCTTACGAACAACCACCAGAAATTGCTAGTGCTGAACAAGCATTGATGGGGCATCTAAATTTCTTTAATGATGTCGATGTGTTAGAAGCAGTTGTTGATGCAATAGACTTTGGTTTTGATATTGAAAGTATTGTCGAAGCTTATTTAAGAGCATCTGTTCTAGAAGGTATACATACTATTGATGTTAGTTTAGCAATTAAAAAACCACTGATGGATTTTCTAGCTAAAGTTTTAGATGCTGTAGGTGTAGCATACTCAATGACTGAACAAGATTTACCTGAAGAAATAGATAGAACTTTACTTGATATTGATAAAGAACTTCAGGCTTTAAAGAAAGATGAAACTCCAAGAGAAGTTCTTGTTGAAGAGTTTGGTAATTTAGAACTAAAAGAATTAGAAACAGAAAAACCTATGGAAGAGGATATAGTAGAAGAAGCTCCCAAAGGTTTAATGGCAAGAGGTACGTAATATGAGTTTAGGTTTTTGGGCAGGTGCAAATGCTTTCTTAGAAGAAAAAGAAGCACAAAAAATAAAAAGAGAAGAGTTCTTAATGGAACAACTGGAAAAAACAAAGTCACTTGTTATACCAGAACTTATAGCTAGATTAGATAAGAAGAAAGCAGGACAAGAAGAAAGGAAATCTAGAGTTGCACAAGCACAACTGATGTATAAGTTTAGTCGTAGATCTGCATTAGCATTAGAAAAAACAGGACAGCTAGAGTTTGAGCTTGAGAAACTTTCTAAGATGGATGTATCTGGTAAATATATAGAAGAATTAACAGGGATGATTGAAAATAAATTAGATCCTAAAGATCCAGACTATGATGAGATATTAGCTAAAGCTGTTCAAGCAGGTCTAGATACAAATATGATAACTGATGATGAAAGACTAGAGGGATTGTTAGCTGCTATTCATGCTACTGACAAAGGAGAGTTAGATGAAGCATTAATAGATTTGTTACCTACACAGGAATCTGAAACTTTAAAGCCATCTAGAATAAATTATAACCAATTAAAAGGTGCTAAAACAAAAGACACCACTGCTATTCGTGTAAGAAATAATATAGCAGAAAGAATTGCACCAATGTTAAAAGCTACAATCGTTAGACCTGACGGAAATACTGGATTAGAATCTTACAGTTTTAATAGTGCTAAAGCAAATGAAATACTATTAAAGGTAACAGATAGTATAGTAGAGAAATTTGTTCTTCCACAGATTGGACAAGAAGAAGAAGAGCTTATTCGTATGGCTTCTAATATTGTTCAAGACTATTCAAATCTTGTAAAAGAGGATTCTTCTTATGAAGAAGACCCTGAACATTTTGATTTATACTTTGATGAAATTTTTATGGACAGTATAAAAAGTGATCAAGCTAATGCTACAGAGTTGTGGAAACAAAAATTGAATGTGCCAGAAGTAACAACTCATACACATTCTGATGGTACACCACCACATGGTGGACATGATGGTGATGCTCCAGGACATGGTCACACTTCTCCATCACCTGAACAACAAACTGAAGAACAAACTGAAGAACCAGATCCAAATTTTGAACCAGGACTTCCAGAAGAATTACAAGTACCAACAGAATAGGCACACAATAAATGGCTGACTATATAAATAGAGCAGAAGATAGTTATTTTACAGATTTAATTGATGATGAAACTTTTGGTGAAGACCTTAAAAAGTTTTTTACTGGTGGTCGATATAACTATTCTCAAAAAGAAATAGAAGAAAAAGGTGTTGAAGGTCTTGCAAATGATTTTGCAGAACATATGAGATATCAATCTACGAATGAAACAACAGCAGTAAAAGATTTGCTTTACGTTCAAAGAGACTATGAAACGAATGAAAAAATTCCTGAAGCAGTGGGTAGAGATAGAAGAGTAAAAGAAGGTAAGAAAGCTTTCGGTAGATTAATGCAAGCCTACGACATGAGTGCAGGTGGTGGAGATGGATCTATAGGAAGTAAACTAGAAGGTGCAGGAGATTACCTTAAAGCCTTTGTTTCCTCGCCTTCTACACTCCTTACTGTAGGTACACTAGGAACTGGTATCTTTTCTAAGATAGCAGCTAGAGGTGCTTCTAAAGCTACACAGATGTCTATCAGAGCACATATGTCTAAGATGTTATCTGAAGGTGTAAAAGAAGCTGCAGTAAAAGAAAAGTTTAAGAAGACTCTTGGTGCAGGTGCAGCTAAAGGTGCAGGTGCTGCAATAGCTATAGAAGGATCTCTTGGTGGTGGTATGTCGTATGCATCTAATGAAGCAAGGGCAGGAACAATAGATGATTACACCTATACAAAGGGTGATGTAATAATGGATGGCCTTGTATCAGGAGCTTTTGGTGGAGTTATGGGTGGAGCTTTCGGAGCATTAGATGCTAAGAAAGTAAATAACGCTATAGATATTACCATGAGAAATCTTAAAGCTGGTAGTAAAGCAAAAGCTAAAGCAAAACAAGAAGCAGTAGCAACTATTACAAATGCTAAACCATCAGTGATAGACAGTACTTTAGAAGATGTTGTTGATGTAGTTAATGTTGTTAGAGCAAAAAAATTAAAACAAAAATTAGACCCTCTTGATCCAGAGATGGTAAAGATGGGTCAAGATTTAAAGAGAGAAGTTTTAAGTACCAAACGTAACAAGATTCTTGATTCAGGTTTAGATACAGATACTATTAAAAGTATTATGGCTGCTGCTATTGAAATGAAAGGTAAACTAAAAGTTGGTAAAGGACAGAGAATAACTTCAGCAATAGCAGACCAATTAAGAGGAGATGTAGAACCTACAATAACTTCAAAAGAAGCAAATGCAATAAGAGAAAAGTATAATTTATCTGCAGAAGAGTTTTCTTATATATTTTTAGCAGAGCTATCTAAAGCAGGTAAACTTCTTGGGGAAGCAAGCCAAGTAAAAAGAGTATTTAGTAATATAGATGTACTAGCTAATCATGGTATATCTAGTTTAGCTGATAGAGAAGTTGCAGATATTTTTGAAGCTGTTGGTGGTAGAGAACAAGGTTTTAAAAATAAAAATAAAAATGCACCTAGTATTCCTCAAAATGCTTTAAGGTTAGCGCAAGATACAGACGCATTAAGAATTGCATTTATGACCTCTCAAGTAGGTACAACTATTGCTAACGTAACAACACAAGGTTTCAATACTTTTATTGATATATCAGATCAGTTTTGGAAAAACGTGCTACGCAGTACAGTCGGTAACAAAATGCCCGATGGTACTGTAGATAGACGTTGGGTAACTGGTACATTATCTAATTTACGTGGATTAACTATGAACCGTGAAGAAGCAATGGTTCTTAAAGATATGTTAATGGAAGATGCACCGTTTAAATATAGAGATTTATTCTATGAAAATACTCGTGCATTGAATCATATGAATAGTCAAAGTATGATGGCTCGTGCTGGTAGATTAGTAAATAAAGCTAACATTATGACAGATGCAGTATTTAAGCAATCCTATTTATATGCTTCTATAGATAGGCAATTAAGAGAAGTAAATGTACCTGCTGTTTTGGTTAGAAATGAACAGGGTCAAGTAGTAGAAACAAGACCAATAGGTAGAAATTTTTCTGAATTTATTTTAAATGGTAACTCTGTTAGAGATTTACCAGAAAAAGTATTAGACAAAGCAATAGACGATGCAAAAAGATTTACTTTTCAAAGAGACTATAAAAAAGATGTATCCCTCTTTGGTCGTGGTGCTTCTGCAATGCAACAACTACATAGGAAATACCCATTCTTAATTTCTGCAGGTGCGGATATACCGTTCCCAAGATACATAGCAAACCATTTAGAATACATAAATGATTATACTCCTATCGGTATGGTTACTGGTGGTCTAGATAAAATAGATGAATTAACTAAACGTAGTTTGGGTAGTGCTTGGAGTGATGGAATAAAGACAGGTAGAGATAGACTTGCAAGACAGATGACAGGTGTAGGTCTATTATTGGGTGGTATCTATGCAGCAGCAGCTAAACAAGGTGAAATAGATTTTGATAAACTAGAACTTGAAGGTGGTAGAGGTGAATTAGACATGGCTAGGGTTGCTGGTCCTTGGGCAGCTAACCTTTTATTAGGTGATTTAATCTATAGACATGCTACTGATAAACCTATTAACCCTACAACAACAAGTGAAAATATAAGAGAGATAATGGGTGGTGTTCCAGATATAGGAACAGGATCTTTTAATTTAGAGTTTCCTCTTATAAGAGAGTTGGTTAAGTCAGTAGAACGTGGAGAGGCTACAGAAGGTCTTGAAAAAGAATTAGGTAGTATCATGGCTACGTTTACTTACCCTGCAACTATTGCAAGAGATGTCTACGCACAGATAAACTTTGACTCAGCAGGTAATCCTTACACAAGACCAATGCTTCCTGGAGAAGCAGATCAAACAGATATATTTGGGGAAAGAAATTTTATCTCAGATATTATTAATAGTGAGATGTTAAAGAACCAAGCTACTAGATTTCTACTCGATTCTAATATGTTTAGTTACAACCAATCTAGAACACCTGTCTCTGGTAAAACTGGTTACGACTACAAACTGTATAGTATTTTTAATCCTAATGCAGTAGGTAGTTATAATCCTATCACTAAACAATTCGGTATGACACAAGAGCCACCAAGCACTGGTCTACAAAGAGAGATCACACGACTTAATTTAAAAGACTACAAACTGTACACAAATAAAAGTGTTCGTAACAGTAGTCTAGCTTACCAAGTACAATACAATTTATCTCAGAAACTACCTGCTTTATTTGAAGTGTGGAGAAAAGGTATACCACTAGGTGGTAAAAACAATCCTTATGCAGACCTTACCTACGATGAACTAGATGCACTGCCTATAGACCCTAAAGATATAGAATCTTATAAAGCTAAATTTCTTGATGCTTATATTAAAGGGCAAATTAAAAAAGAGGAAGAGGCTGTAAAAGCAGCCTTTGAAGATGCTCTATTAGATCCTAAATTAAAAAAGAGAACTATAGGATATATAAGAAATCAATATGAATTGATAACAGCAAAATTTGGTAAAGTTGATAATGTCATAGATAGAAACCCTGATAAGTTTGACGGTGCTGAAACTGCTAAAGAGTATCTATCTAGAGCTACAGATATTGAGGATGAGATAAACAGACGATTATATATTCTGGACGTGATAGAAGAAGAAGAAGCTGGAGGTATAGGTGAACCGCTTCAGGTAGGAGACTAATCATCTTCTAACATAAAGTCAGCCCAATCGTAAGCTGCTTTCTTTATATCATACATTTGAGATGCCCCTCTACTGTGAACGAGTAACCCAGCAAGTGCTTGACCTGCTAGGTATCTTCTCGCAGTGAGGGGCTTCATTGTTTTTGGGCTTCTCTTAGTCTGTGTAAACTTTCTCGCTTCTTCTGCTAATTTTTTGCTCATGCTCTTTTACTTTTTTTAGGTTGGTAAAGTAGGCTGTATTAAAACCAAACTCCCAACTTCTATTGTTATTAGTATTGGTCGGGTAGGGATTACCCAACTCACCTTTTTTAAAAGCAACCTGACCTTCATTGAAGGGGTTTACTTTCTTTTTGCCTTCATTGCGTCTAGCATTTTGTTTAGATACCATTGTGCCTTCTCCATATCTTCTACAGGGTTAGTCTTATATCTATGTCGGTGTTGATACTTTATCATATTACCATGACAGTATGCTATGAAACCATCTTCACCTAATACTTGCTTTATATAATCAATACACTCTATACCACCATCTAAATTATAGTGGGCAGGTTTATTAACAGGGTCGTACTTCATAGTGTAACTAGCTCCGCTTCAGTGTAAGGAATATGAAAGAAGTATTCTTTTCGTCTAGCATTAGCTAACCATATCTCCTTTGCACACTCTTCAGTAAGTTGGTAGTCTTTGATTCTCCATGCTTGTTTGCAGTCCTGACGTATTACATAAAAGTTACAGTATGTATTGTCAGCTTCTACTTTTTTATATTTATTTATAAGTCGATACTTTCTATACGGTATACGTATCTCTTTCCATTTAGGATTCCAATCACCTATCCATTGGTTCTTCATCTCTACTTCAGAGTAATACATACCACCATTTTTCTCACTCTTTATGTCAAAAGAAAAGTCTTCTTCTGTATCAAGGATAGTATGTCCAATACCTTCTAGGTAATTTGTTATTACTGTTTTAGCCTTACTGTCATTCTCCTTATATGATTTAGGTTGAAACTTCCTGTAGTATGATCCTTTAATTGGTTGTAGCATTATATACTCCTAAGTTATATCTACAATTTCACAAACGTCACCAGTACAAGCAAACTGCTGACTAGAACTAGTACCATCTTCTTTCTCATAGTCCGAGAGTTTAGACCAATCAATACTCTTTGGCATGGTTAATAGTAAACTATTATAAGTCTGCTTGTCAACCTCTTGATATGGTGCTTGTTGGTACGTATGCTCGTTATATGGTAAGAAAGATACACCTGACATTTCATCGAAGTGCTCATACACAAACGCTCCGACTTCAAACCATTCATCCTTTTTAACATTGATAGTCACACTTGGTTTGTGTTCACACCAATTACGTTGATAGATTAACCACATCTCTAACTGTTCAATAGCAGTTTGATCTGCAGTAACTACTGAACCTCTTGGTGATTTGATTGGAAAACTAAATACAGTTGTAGTATCTCCTTTCATAAAACAAGGTTCACTAGGTATTCCCTGATCTATCATAAACTGTGTAAGAGGATCTTTGTTATCACCTCTTACTGTTCTTATGTAGTACCTACTGTGTCTTGCATGTATTCCAGAGGCACTGTCAACAAGTTGGCTAACTGTTCCACTGGGCTTGACACAGGTGATAGATGTACTTTGTGGAATGCCAAGCCGATTAGCATACTCAAGATTAGTATTAACAGCAATTTCTCGTAAATGTTCAAGAGTCTTCTCCAATCCTTTATTCTTTGTAGTCATTAATGGATTATCCATTATTCCAGTGAGCGACACACCCAACAGTCGTTCTTCTTCGGTATTTCGTTGCCACACTTTTCGCAGATATGGGAACTTAGTGAAGGTAGACTGAATAGTTCCAAGAATTGTTGCCAACTTAACTTTACGTGCCAGATCGTCATAAGAATCTGTAGCTCTAACGACAACCTCAGTGAGGTTGCAAAACTGGTAAGGGCGTAAAATAATTTCCGAGCAGGGGTTAGTACCAAACTCGTAGTTAGGGTCACGTCTTCCATACTTTGCAGCTTGTTTCTTACTTGCTTCACGATTGAATATACCACGTTCACCACTCCCTGATTCTACTAGTGCCATCCATTCTCTCATAAAAGATATGGCATCTGGTTTCTCTGTATAAGACACAGAGTTATTAGACAATGCACGTTGTGGTTCGTTCTCCCACCACTGTCCTGACTTAGCATGTCGCATACGATCATCACTCAGGTTAGATAAAGAGATCATAGCACTACGTCTAACACCACCCACTACAACTACTTCACCAATCTTACACATTATATCGTGGCACTCTATTGATGATAGCTTACGTCCTTGTGAGTCTTTAAAAATCTTTATAACAAAGTTAAACAAGTCTACCAAAGGGGCAGGGCCACTAGCTCTACCACCAAATGTTTTAAGTCTAGAACCTGCAGGTCTGACCTTCGATATATCCCACTTAGGTATCTCACCACTGTATAGTAATGCTATTACTTGTCGTAATGCTTTTGCCCAACCTTCCTTACTATCTTTTACTGCAATAATAGTATCACTATCATACAGTTCTGGAACTTCTGGTAGTTGCTGTATAAACTGACGTTCTACAGAAAAACCTACACCAGTACCACATAGTAATATAAACATAGCTTCATCGAAAGACTTGGGATCATCGACAGGTAAGTAAGAGCAATTATACATACAAGTATTATCTCTGTCAGCAGCAGGGCCAGCAGTCATCATTGCTCTCATGCTTGGCATTACTTCTAATGCAAGTATGGCTTGTTCTATTTTATTTGTTGTTTCTTCATCTACATTTGTATGGACAACATTAGATACATATCTACCTACTGTTTCAGTCCATGACTCTCTTCTGCCTTCATCTTCTAGCCAACGTGCATAACGTGAGGTGTGTATAAAAGACTGATAGTCTGTTGGAAGTAGGTTATTCATTTATCATATCTCCTCGTGACTACCCAAATTGCACCTGCAATTATTGATGCAAGTATAAACATTGCTGTAAATATCTCACTCATCTTTTATCCCCACTTCCTTGTATCTTACCACGTTTCTTTCTGTCTTGTAGTTTGTCTAAATTCTTCTGTGCTATATCAGCCATCTCTACATTTAGATCACGACATAGTGCAGCTATGTACCATAGACAATCTCCAACCTCATCTGCAATAGCATCCCTGTCAAAGTTTCCGTCACGTAATATCTTTTTAACTTTATTAGCTACTTCACCTGCTTCTGCAGCCAGGCCAAGTGCAGGATAAATTACCTGATGTGCATCTTTATATACTGCTGTTTCAGCAGCACGAGCTTGATACCAAGTCATTTCCATATTCGGTTCGTTCCAGTATTTAAAATGTTCTATATCTTCTTTCGTTATCATTGTCTTATTACCTCACACTCAACTATTTCTACATCTTCTATGTCATACAAAACATTCTCCATGAGTTCTTTTACATCACCTGATGTATTATCTTTTCCTAGTTCAAAGATATAAGAATCTGGATCTATTTTTAATTTTATTATTACTTCATATTCCACAACTAAAGTCCTTAGTTATACTCAAGTAAAACTCAAAGTCAATCACGATCATCAATCTCTAACTCAAGAGGTTCGATGTTAGACTGAAAATATTTTACCATTTCATACGCATCATTAAAGCTATCAAAAAAGTATTCCATTTGTATTACCTTTCCTTCTATTTCAACTTTGCATACATTGTAGTGTACGTCTTGTTCATCAGGTAGATCACATGGGTATGGGCCTGATAGGACATCCCAGATTTTAACCTGTTTCATTTGTACTACGTCACTGTTTGCCATCTTCTTTTAAACTCCTTATCAGTTTAAGGTAGTGTGGTAGTTCTGATATTACTAACCATTGATGTCTATCTGATCTGTAAAAAACTACAGGGTCACCTTTGTCATGGTTAGTACATTGCTTTATCCAATCATACACGGTCTTGAGTGCAGACTTTCTTCTTTTTACTTCTATAGAAATAGGTATGTATTTTCTAGCAGCAGGGGATAACTGGATATCTGCACCAGTTTCACCCATAACTGTAGACTTTACATCATCTGGTTCTAGTTCAGGAAACGACTCAAGTAAAGCATCTCTTATCTCCTGTTGGCCTAATCTTCCTTTCTGTTTGGCACGTCTACTCAATCTATAAGCTCCTCTACTCTGGGCTTTTTAACTACGTCAATTAGATACT